TTGGCAAGCCCTAAAACGCCAAGTGCGTAAGGGTGAAACGGGCGTAAAGTGCGTTACATGGATTGATACCGAAACCAAGGATACGGGCAAACCTAGCAAATTAGTGCGCCCTGTATCGGTTTTCCATATATCGCAAACCGATCCTATACATTAAAACATAGACTGCAAGCCCTTAGATTCTTTTAGGGGCTTGTGGCCTAAGTTTTCCAATGACTTAGGGATTTTCTTAACTTTTTTTAATAGGTGTAATTATGGCGTTTTCTACTTTTGCAAAGGCGGCACAAGCCGCAGTTACTCTATCCAATAAAAACTGTGATGATTATTGGGTTGTATTTGAGGATAATCAATACCATGTTGCTAGTGATTATGACCTAGAGACATGGTTTTCAGGGGCTGAAACCCTTGGTTATGCGGGATACGGTTTAGGCTTTGAATCACTATAAACATAGGGAAAATCCCTATTCTCTAGGGGCTTTTTAGCCCTTAGAGTATCAATTCAATCACTTTGAAAGGCGTAAATATGGATTTTGGATATCACGAGTTTTACTTAAAAGGCAATAAATTCTCTGTGTTTGTCACAAGCGGAAAATTTATTACTGTTACACAAAGGCGATGGCTCTCAGGCGGGGCATTTGGCTCTCAGGGGCGCACAAATACACAAGCATGGTTTCACAATGTAAGCAAGGAAAATCGTCAACTTGCAATTAAAACTTTCAAATTATTGCAAGCAGAGGTGTCAGCATGAAACAAACCCTGTTAGATATTTCCCTTGCAATCGTGTTAGGTTTGTGCTTTGCAACCCTAGCATTATCATATTTTGATGTTTTAACTTATTGAGAGGTGTTACATGAAATACATTGTCAATCAAATTATCAATTTGCCTATTTTCGGTAAAGTGCAACCCGTGAAAATCCTTGCAGTTCACCCTTTCGGCACTATTGACATAGAAACCGCATCGGGTAAATGCTTTCGCATTACTGGTTTACCCCTCTAATCCCTAGACTGCTAACCCTTAACTTTAGGGGTTAGTGGCCTAGAGATTTCCTCTAGGGTTTTAACTTTTAAAAGGTGTTACATGGAACATTTAGACAATTTAAAAGCCCTTACTCGCTGGACAATGCCCGATAGTTACTATGGTGCGACATGGCCTGATTACTTTGTTTTTCTCAGCCAAACTAGGGATTCAGACGCATTGACCCGTTCAAACTTTGAATGTGGGCTTGAGGCTTTAGGTGGTGAATCTGACACTATCCATGTGGTGCGGGAAAAACATTGGGCTGTGGGGTGGGTGGAATGGATTGCAATCCATGAGGCAGACGCTGAGGCAATATTAAAAGCAGATGATATGCTTTGTGCATTGTCTGATTACCCTGTTTTGAATGAATCCCACTTCAGCGAATTAGAGTATTCAGAGGCGGAAAACTATTGGCAACAGATGCCCATTAAATATAGGGTTGAATTGTGTCAAGATGCGGGAATCTCTATATTTTCAGCCCGTCACGATTACATCCCACAGCAAGATAATGGGTTTATATACGAACGATTAACCGCCTAATTTCAGCCTGTAAAGCCTTAAATCTAGGGCTTTATGGCCTGAATTTGTCCAAATTCGGGGTTTTCTATTCAAGGAGTTAATACATGAAAACATTTGATGTTTACGCCAGCCAGTTGGTGTTTTACAAAAAAACCATAATTGCCAATTCAATCGAAGAGGCCGAAGAGTTAGCATGGGAGTATTCCGATGAAAACGGATGGGAAGAGGTGCAATTCGGGGAGTGGCAACTAGAGGATATCAAAGCCGTCACAAACTCAAATGAAGAGGTGACAGCATGAAAACTACTGTATCACTTGAGGATTTTAGATACGCTTTCAAACTTGCAAGGCGTGAAGATTTTAGTTATCACGGGCTAAAAGAATTATTTAATTACTTAGAGGAATACGAAGATTCTACGGGCGAAGAGGTAGAGTTAGACGTTATTGCCCTTTGTTGCGATTTTTCAGAGGATACATGGCAGGAAATAGAGTCAGCCTATGTCATTGACATGGATGATCTTGAGGATAGCGATGATGACGCTAAAAAGCAGAGGGTTATCGACTATTTGATCGAAGAGGGCGCATTTGTCGGGCAAACCGATGACACCATTGTTTACCGCCAACATTAAGGGGTAGACAATGAAAAAATACATCGTTTCCAATGGTGACATTTCCAAGGGTTTCCGCTTTTACGGGGCTTTTGATACCTATGAGCAAGCCTTCGATTGGGGGCTTACTAACTTTGAATCAGGTTTCATTGTCTCTGAACTATGGGAGACAACATGAGAAAAACGACAGAACTAGACCAAATTAAAGCCTTTGTTCGGGGCTTAATTGAGGGCATAAAAGACACCCACAGGGGCGAAGATGCAGATTTTTACCTTGAGGATTACTGGAATTCTTGGGATGACACCCTTGATATCAACATTTGGATTGATGAATCTGACCCTCAAAAATACATTTGCACCCTTTATAGGGTTGTTGATGGTGAAAGAGACGATGAAACCTTCCAAAGACTAGATTACCTGCTGGGTGACGCATGATTTATGCAACCCTTGCACTTATCTTACAAATTATTCTCAAACGAAAATGAAAGGTAATTTATGACTTACTATGACCACGAATTCAAGCAAATTATTGGGGCTGATTATGCTGATATGCAAATAATTGGCGAAAATGGAAAAACTAGATGGATGCGAATCACGCCAGACGAAATAGAGCAAATTCTCCAAGTGTTAAACAAAAAAGAAGAAACAGAGACAGAATAAGTTAGTTGGTACTCACTAAAGCCCGCTTTATGCGGGTTTTTTATTGCCCTTTTTTAAGCCCTTGCGCCTATCTAGGGTCTATCTAAACTCGGGGAAGTCTTCAGCCCTAAATTGCAGTTCCTGAGCAAACCAAAGGCGTTCTAAGAGCATATTTTGTATCGATTGACGTGCCAGTATGGTTTTCTGAAATCGGGGACTCATTTCCTTGATTTCCTCTTTTGTCCACAGAACGATTTTCTCCGCCTTGTTTTCTAGCCTTTTGCGAATGAAATCCGCCCGTTCTTGTAAGGTAAAAAGCCCTCTATCGGATAACGCCCTATTGCAGTCTGAACAAGAATTAACCAAATAAAAGCCAATTTTGCGTTCTTTAAACCATTTATGGTTTTTTGTATCGCACCATGAAAGGGGCGGGCAATGGTCTAATTCTGCCCATTTGTCACCACAATAAAAACAACCCACACGGCTAGACCAATGCCGTTCGTATCTATGCCCGTATTTTTTGAGCATTATTTGCCGATTTTTATAGGTTTGCGACCTACTTACCATGTCTTACCCTTCAATTCTGTCTACCCGAAACAAAATAACGCCTAAAAAGCCCGTTTTAATGCGTTCTTACCCTACTCGTGCGGATAGTTGTCTGTGCTGGAAACAGTCACCAAGCCGATATGCTGTAAATTCATTTCAGTATTCAACCCCAAATTCCAAAAATGTGCGCCCCACATAACGCAAATTCTTGCACCCTCTGAGATGTTACCGCCACCAATAGTTCGCATGATTTCCCGTTCTGCTGGCGAAAACCTGATTAAGTTAAATTTTGTCTCTTGTTTTTCCATTGATGCAATCCCGCCAGTATTCGGCTATGAGTAGGGCTTCAGCGATATTTATATCCTTTTTGCGCTTTAACGGGGCTTCAGGCCATAGCATCCTTGCTATATCTAACGCTTCGCCTTTGTCGCTACTGAGGTGAAAATGCTTTTTCCACTTTTGAGGGCTAACCATGTGAAGCGGGTAATTAGTCAGTTCACAGACGGCAGTTATAACGCCCACAGCCCGTCCAAATTGGAAAGTGCTTGCCACACCCTGATTAGGCATTGAATGGACTAATTCACAGCATATCTCTGCCCCTTCCTTGGGGTCTATTACCCTCAGAATCATGTTTTTAAACACCATAGGCAAAATGTGCTTGTCTTGGTGTTCAATCATGAATGAATCCAAATAATCCCCGTTTGAGTGCAAAGCACCCACAGCACCCGAAACGCTACCTGGGTCTATACCGATAAACACAGTCATTTCCAAAACCTTTTTAATAAATCGGTAGAGAATGACTTTTGGAATTCTTTTTCTACGGGTTTGGTTAGCCTCTTTTTCCTTGGAATTGAGCCAACATAAAGGATTTCCTGAGTTTTAAAGGTGTGAAAGCAGATATTGCACATTCGCCTACGAAAGTTTGTCTCATCGGTTTTTGTGGTTTCTAGCGTAACTGTCTTGTCAGATTGACATTTTGGGCATTTCATGTGTTTTTCTCCTTGAGTTTGGCTTCGGTTAATTCAACCGCTTGTTCGTAACAAGTGCTGATTTTTTGTATTTCTTCACTTTCCTCACAAGTCAGCCCAACCCATTCACGCTTTGTTTGTGGGTAAATGCACTTACCACCAAAACATTCTCCATGTACCATGCACTGCGCCACAGGCTCTTGCTTCTCTGCCTCTGCGATGGCTTGGCGTAAAGAAATGCTGGCTTCGTCAATCTGTTTTTGCGCTCTAGGGTCATCAACAAAATCTTCTAAAACTTCAAGCGCCTGTTTCATTGCTTCTATCATTTTTCATCTCCTGTATTCTTTGGGCTATCAAGGTAGGCAGAGTAGGAAAAGTCCCTTTTAACTCCCTTGCTCTCCATCTCGACTGCTCTATCGTGGCTGGATTCATCGCCATGAGGCTGTAATGGCTTATCAGATAGTCTAGAAATGTCTCCTGTCCGCTGTAGGGCTTGAGTTGTGACAAGTAAGGACATTGGGTAGCCTTCTCTGATTCTGTCAAGGATTCTGTTTGCGTCATTTATGGTCATAAATTTATAAGTTCCATTCCATAATTGTTGATTTTTGGCATTAGGCTTGTATCAACAACTTTAATTAACTTATTGCTTTTGAATTGAGAATAGTCAACATGATGATGCCAACGATTGAATTTAAAAACAACTTTAGCCACATCTGGGTGTAGTTTTTCAAGCATTTGACTCTTAGGTAAAGTTCCTTCATCATCATAAAATTCTTCAGTATTGCCGCCTTTCATTCTTTGAGTTGTTATTTTTCCACACAAAAAAGCGTTGAATTGGATAGTGCATAGGCCATCTTTCAGCACTCTAAGGCTTAAATCTGTATCTTCGTTGTATCTGCCACGCCATCTGTATCCTGCTTTGTTGTCAATCAGCAAACAGGAATAAATGCGAGTATTCAGGACATAAGGGGGAACGGCATCGTTTTTTTTGCAGAATGAATAGTAATTAAAGCCAGCCACAGGGACATTTGAATAGCGACATACAAAGTCTTCTGCGGCTTTAAATGTTGCGCCAGTTCGTATCTCAAACTTTTCGTTGCGATTCAGATAGTGAAAAGCATCAATGTTGTCGTCAAGCACCCAATGGCGGTTAAAGCCTTTCCATATGGAGTGGTCTATGCAGAAGTTTCGGGCGGGGCCTGGCCCCGTTCCCTTGCTAAACCCTAAGTCATCACACAATTCGTATTCTGCTTTGTAGATATGTGGCATAACCAATATTTCCCCAAAGCATCTGCCCTCTTTGTATAAATCCATTTCGTCTTCTTCAACGACCAAATAGTGAGGAACGCCCATTTCATGTAATGCACGAGTAGTCAATCCATTGTTTGCTCTACCTTTGGAGACAATGTAAATTGGGAATTTAGGCAACATCTTTGTAAACCTTTTTATCTAATCCCCAATGAGATTTGAAAGGATGCCAAATACTTTTAGTTTTTACTGTTAGTTTTTGGTTAATCAACTGCTGAAATTCTTTGTAATCATCTTCTGTCTCAAATCTAACGATAAGTTCCTTGTAAGGTTCTTTCTTTTCCTGAACAAACTCAGGCATACCCACCCATTCTGGATACTTGTCAAACAAGTCGGTATTCATCTCAGGGCTTCCCTTGCAAATTCCAAGGCTATTTTGCTCACAGGTCGGCCTTCGTTGTGTTTGTCCATTATCCTTTTTGCCCACGCCTTTTTGTCGTTTTCATGGTATTTGTTAGGTTCGGCAATAAAAGGTGGTGCAGTTCTGCAATAGATGTCGTAGCACTTCCAGCACCTTGCGCCATAGGTCATCAAGTCGGCATGAGCCGTTATTTCTTTGCAAACTGTGCATGGTTTTGGTGGTGGAGGCGGGTCATTATCATCATTGATTTTCCCGCCACGATAGTTTTCTGTATTTGGTTTAGCAAAGGTCATTTGTTGTATTTCCCATCTATGATTTTCTGAAAATTAGTGGCGTTGACCACCCACTCTAAGTCTGGTCGCCAAGTCCTGCCTTTGGTGTCAAACCCTTTTGGCAAGGAAGTATCTGTGGCTATGTAGCCAAAGAACGAGTCCCACCAGCGCAACCCGTCTTCTGTGGTTTTGTAGCCATCAGGTGAATATGAGGATGGTTTTCCAGCCTGAATCCACCTTTGCCTCATATTGGCCTGTCTGTTTCCTTCCCAAGTTCTAGGTTGGGTTAGATGTGGCAAATGCTTATTCCATAGTTTCAATAACTCTGTATGTGGACATGGCGGGAACGTAGTTCCAGACAAAGAAGGTTTACCTTCTTTAATAACTGGTTCTTGGTTATTGGTTATTGGTTCTTGGTTATTGGTTAGTTGCACATCCGTTGAACGCCCGTTCAACACCTGTTCAACATCCGTTAAACGCTTGTTCCTCCTCTGTTCAGCAGATGCTTTACCAGCAGTAGACTTTTTGGTTAACAAATCCCTATATTCTTGGATTTCCTTGTCGCATCTTGTTTGAGTCCAGCCAACGTCACAAAGCACAAAATAACTGTCCAAAAGCAGTTGAGTATCTTCTTGTGAAGCGCCTATTTGAAAAGCAAGAATTTTTGTATCGGGTTTAAGTGGCTTTTCGCTGTCGTAATACATCCACAAGAGCCGTAAATAAGCCATTGCCTGAGAATCAGACAGCCTAGCGGTGGCCTTGATGAAGTCACCAATATGGTGGGGGTAATAATGCATTGTTTTTACCTTTTTCAAGCACCTTTGAGAGAAACCTCGGCAGGGGAAGGTGTAACCCTTTTCAATACGCTCATGACTTCGTATCTAGCCGTGTTTCAAACTATTATAGGGAAACTCTTGGATAAACCAAATACTCTCCAAATTTACTCGGGTATTTTAAGAAATCATAAGCCCCAGTTCTCCAGCAAGACTGCTTTAAGTCAGCCCCATCATAGAGTTCTGTGGTTGTTCCTGCGCTAATCTTGGTCTTAACTGGTTTAACAGCCATCCTTTTCTCTTCCAGTTTGGCAACCCCAAATCCTGTGATGTGATAGTAATCTCCTATCAAAACTGCATATCCATAGTTTTCTAAATCACTTAAGTATTTCTCAAAGTGGTATCCTTGATTGCCTACTGCTTGAGTTGCATGAGTGAAGTCTTTAAGTGAGCAAGACGAGTGTTCTAGCCTTTTAAGCAAGGTTACGTGCGATTGTTTAAGTTCCATCATCATTCTCCATAGATTCAGTTATTAACTGTTGCTTCACCAACTCCAAGCAACCAATCACAGTTGCCATATAAAGCGTTTCATCATATTTATGGACTGTTTCCAGCAAGTCATCAATCAACCCGCCAGCCACTTTTCCTTGATTTAATATCATTTAAATCTCCTTTGACAAGCAATCCTAATCTAAAAATAAGTTTGTCAATATAGGGTTTGTCCTAGTATTCAATCCATAAAAACTATCCAATAATCCTTTCACCACAAATGAAAAGGAGTTGATATGTGCGTTAAACCTAGTGACTTTAAACATGAAATCTGCGTCTACTTAGAAGGCATTGGAGAGTGCTTAGTATGCTTTGACATCCTGTCGCCAGGCGAGGAGTTAGACCCAGATCACGCTGATGACTACGAAATTGACTTTGCCGTGTTTGATGAGGATGGCAAGCACATAACCTATGACTTGGAACGCAAGCAATACAATTTTTGCGAGAACAAAGCGATGGACGAGATGCGAGACATAACAACCCAATGGAAAAAAGAATGGGAGGAATCTTTTGACTAAAACTGAGATGATTCAGCACCTGCGAATGGCGGCTTGTGACGAGCAAGTCATCAATGGAATGTCCAATGCTTACGACTTGGGTGCTGAACACGAAAGAGACATCATTTGCACTTTGATCTTCAATATGGTAAAAGATCACCATTTGGCACAGAACTTAGTGGACACAATTAGGGTGCGTGAATGACAAAACTTGATGATGCCTTTGATGACTTGGAGTTCAATGTAAGTGAACAGATTAAGAAGTCCACTTATTTTGACGAACAACGAAAAGTCGCCACAGGTGTCACAGATGGAACGGCTCAGAGGGAATTGGTCAGAGACTTGACTGAAAACCTTAGAGCGATTGATCCAGAGATCATCAGAAATGATGTTTTGGAAGAAGTGGCAAGCGAGATTGCTAAGTTGCCTTTTGGTGATACAGCATCTAGTTTTGCCCAATTTGTGAGAGCAATGAAGCGTTAATAAACAAGATAGGAGTTAATATGGATAGAACAGTAGTGGGGTTAACAGCCCCATACCGCAAGAGCGACTACACATATCAGAATATGCTGTTAGATCGCATTAAAGACCTCGAAGCAATCGTTAAGAAACTTGAACAACGGATTGCACAACTGGAGGGCAAGAAATGAAACTCAAGAACGAACTAGAGGACATCTACGAAGACTTGTGGAATGTCTATTTTTGTTGCTATTGCTTGCAACCACAAGACGGCAAATTAGTTTGTTGCCATGAGAATCACTTTGTGGAATTTAAATACTTGGACGCAGATTGCAGACAAGAGATTGCTCAGGAGGTATGGAATGGATAACGAATTGATGGGGACAACAAGAATGTTTCCAAGGACACTAGAGACAGCCTTTCCAAAGCAATATGTCAACGAAGGCGTATTTGAAGGGCCGTATTACTCAGCACCTCATATTGGGGATGTTCCAGTTTTATTGGGCTTGATTGCAACAATAAGCATGATTGCATATGTTGTTTGGAACTATTTATGAACGACTACTCAACCATACTTATGCGGATTGAACAATCGGTGAAATCCCTAGATAAAAAGTGCATGAACAAGAGTTATGATGGGTTTGTGTTGGACATAAACAGAATCAACAACGATCTGGTTATGCTGGCACATTGGATAGGTGAACAACAGATCAAACAGAGTCAACAAAATAGGAGTTAAGAATGGATACGAAATACGATAAAGAGGCGTTAGTTTTGTCACCAAGACCTGAGCAAAAAGGATATTTGGTGGATCGTGCAGAGTTAATAGGCGAACTTTTAAAGAAGAACGTCAACGAGCATACAGAGAAGAAAAACAATCTTACATACCTATCATGGGCATGGGCTTGGGCAGAGGCTCTCAAAGCAGATGCAAATGCCTCATACAAGATTGAGATGTTTGGTGACAAGTGTTACATGGACATCAACGGCACAGCAATGGTGTTTGTAACAGTCACCATGTTTGGCAAACCAATGACCTGCCAATTGCCCGTGATGGACTACCGCAACAAAGCAATCCCCAACCCAGACGCATTTGCAGTCAATACAGCCATCATGCGTTGTATGACAAAGGCATTGTCGTTGCATGGCTTAGGCTTGTATATCTACGCTGGTGAAGACTTACCTGAAGGCGAAGATGAGTCATCTGTGGACGAAAACATGATGTTGGACTACTTGTCTGCCATTGAAGTTACTTCATCCCTTGATCAACTCAAGGACATCTACATCGAAGCATTTGCGGCTTGCCAAGGCAACAAAGCATGGCAGACCAAGATGATTGCCGCCAAAGATGCTCGTAAGAAGGAGTTGAAATGAAGAACATTCCAGCCTTCCCAAACAACTTCACCATTGAGAAGTATCAAGGGCTAACAATTCGTGATTACTTTGCCGCCAAAGCAATGCAAGCGTTGATTTCAGAACCATCTTTAACGGCAACTATGGATGAATTTGCTAATAGGGCTTATCAAATAGCAGATGCAATGATGCAAGAGAGGTTGAAATGAGTGAAGAAATCATCCAAGGTAGCGATGCTTGGAAGCAATTGCGTCTAGGAAAAGTTACGGCTAGTCGGGTTAAGGACATTGTTGCCACCACAAAGACAGGCTATTCCACTAGCAGAGACAAATACATGACTCAGTTGCTACTTGAACGTCTGACAAACACAGTAGCAGAGTCATACACCAACGATGCTATGAACTGGGGAACTGAGCAAGAACCCTTTGCTAGAGCCGCTTATGAGGCCAAGATGGGCGTTTTAGTAGATCAAGTAGCCTTTGTTAACCATCCTACGATTGAGATGGCTGGCGCGTCTCCTGACGGGCTTGTTTTTGAAGGTGGAGGCTTGGTGGAACTGAAATGCCCAATGTCTCACACGCACTTAGAAAGCATCTTAGGTGGTATTGACGATCAATATAAGGTGCAAGTTCAATGGCAAATGGCTTGCACAAAGGCCAAATGGACAGATTTGTGTTCATTTGATCCAAGGTTTCCCGCAGAATTGCAATTAGTAATCAAGCGTTTCGAGCGTGATGATGCCTACATTGCAACGCTGGAAAAAGAGGTTATCAAGTTCTTGGGTGAACTAGATGACAAGTTAAACAAAGTTAAGGAATTACGAGGTTAATATGGAAAATGTACAACGTGAAATGTCTTATGGTGAAAAGGCTTGTGGCGTAAGTTTCAACCCTGGAAATCGTGAGGATGTTGATTTAATCAAGCGTAAATATGCTGAGATTATTGATTTGCTTGCAGAACATAGAGTCGATGCAAGTCCTGAAATTGCAAGAATGTTAAGTATTGCAATTACAGAAACGCAGACTGCACAAATGTGGGCTGTTAAGGCAGTTACTTGGCAATTTTAATAAGAGGTTAATATGGAACAGCAGAAACGCGACAACTCAGGAGTGTTGTTTAAGAACGATAAGAAAGAACAGGAGAAACATCCTGACTATAAGGGTTCGATCATGGTAGATGGCACAGAATACTGGTTGTCTGCTTGGATCAAGGAAGGTAAGTCTGGCAAGTTCATGGGCTTGGCAGTATCTCCAAAAGATGCACAGCCACCAGCAAGCAAGCCATTGCCAAAGAATTTGGAAGATGATTCCATACCATTTTGATGGGGTTAAATAAAGGCATCTTGTATATGTGTTGGTGCAATCTCCCCATTGAGCGATTTGGATTGCATCACTCCTTCTCAAAACAACCGCAGTTTTAATATACAAGGCGGTGACAGTCGGAGAGACGACATCAATTCAATTTAACAGGAGTTCAGATATGAGTAGTTTAGATAAAGCATGGTTTGATGGTCAGGTAGAGAAGTTTTTTGGTTCTCCACCATTTAAGTTGGCAAGAAAAGACTCGCCAAAAACAAGCAAGCAAGCGGCATTGTTGGTCAACACGACTAACCTAGAGCAACTGGTCTACGAGACTATTGCCACATTCCCTAATGGTTGTATTCAAGACGAGGTATTGGCTAAGTTGCCAAACAAGCCTTATTCAAGCGTCACAGCAAGGTTTAAGGGATTGCTAGAAAAGGGTTATATTGAGGATACGGGTCTGACACGGGCAGGAATGTCAGGCAAACAACAACGAATTTTGAAGGTTAAACAATGAGTGAAGTATTGATTTTTGTGGCAGGAATGATTGCTCCTGCCTTTTTAGGGGCTGTATTTACCCTTTTTAGGTGCTTGGAAGATGTCATTAGGAACAGAATCAAATGACCAAAGAAGAAATCATTAGCATGGCGCGTGAGGCTGGATTCATCATTCATGAATTCCAAGGTAGGCAATGGACAAGAGAACCGCATACTGGATGTGATTTAGACCCAAACCTTGAACGCTTTGCCAAACTGGTAACAGAAAAAGAGCGTGAGGAATGTGCTTTGCTTTGTGCTGTTATTTCATTAGATAGCAGAGATGGCTCAAGTGGATATACCGCTAACAGATGTGCCACAAAAATCCGCGCAAGGGGACAACAATGAATAAGATTGTTGTTGTATGCCAAGAAGAACATGAAAAAGGATATGAGGACTATGTAGGCGTTTGCTTGCTTTGTGAGATTGAGCGAGCAGTTTTTGCAGAGCGTGAGGCGTGTGCAAAGGTATGTGAAGAAATTGATATTGAATATGAAGGCGAAGATGTGTTGGCAACATGGTGCGCCTCTGCAATCCGAGCAAGGGGACAACAATGATTGAAAGCATCCTTACCCTATTTGCCCTACTTTTCCTTGGGTTTGTCGTAGGGATAGGGATAATCCTTGCTATTCTCTACATCAATAGCGATTAAGCAAGGACTGCCAAAGCCATCTGAACGTGCTTTATCCTGTCATCCAACCCAATAGTTCCACCATTGATTATCTTGGTGACTTTAGTGTAGTCAAGGGCATCCGCTGGTTGATTGCACTTATGGGTTGACCAGAACCATCCTGCG